ATGGTTTGCTAACTATCCATTTATCTATAAATCTTCTAGGTGGCATTTTAGTAGAATACTTAAATGGACTGTTTTGTCCTCTTGCTCTACCTGACCCTTTAAATCCACCTGCACCTCTAACACCCTCATCTACAAATTGCCAATAATCTTCAGCACCACCAAACTCAAATTCTAATGTAACAGAATCTTTAGATGCAGTTACTAAATAATCAAAATCATTAAATAAAGTATTAGGACTTGTAGTTTTTTTCTTACGTTTAAGAATACCACGTCCTTCCCTAACGACATTGCCACCAAGTTTTTGTAATGATTGTATAGTGTTTTTAAATTCCATTATGAATTAGGTAATATTGGTGCAATGCACAGATTGTTAGTATTATTTACTTGAACGCTTAAATTAGCCGACCATCCTGTTAAAAGGTTATCAAAACGAGCTGTGAATGGCTCTGCTGTAACAGGAAGATTCAACACTACTTCGCCATCAACCCAAGAAGCAGTAACTAAGCTATGTTTAAATTCATTTAAAACGTCTTGGACAATTTGCAGGGTTTCAGAATAAGAGTCTGTTCTACCTACCCTTTCTTTTGTTTTTATACCTGCTACTTCTGGCAACCCTGTGGTTTCTTCTATTTCATCATTAATCATCTCCATCACATATATTGTAAAATTATATGTCAACACACCTTGCTCTATAACTGCTTGTCCTGGCTCTGCATACAATATAGGGTAATCTCCTGCGCCTAATTTATTAATATCAACTTCATCCATCATACCTGAATGAAAAGTATATATTTCTAAGTGGTTAGCTGCTATTGTTTCTAAATATCCTACTACGTTTCTAAAAGTTATCATAGTTACTTCTTTGTTTATTATTATAATCTTGACTAAAAGCCAAATACGTCAGCACCTCTAATATAGGCAACTGTGTAATTTTCTCTATGTCTAATATATTGTTTGATAGGCTAAATAGGACATTATACCATCCCCATTTGCTCTGCATACTTACGCCTTTTGCGCTCTCCTTTCCTGTGCTTTCAAATAACGCTGCGAAGTCTTCGCCAATACGCTTCCTAAAGTCAAAAAAAAACCTAGCGAACTCAATGCTATATTCATAGGACACTCTTTAAATAGTTCTTCCTTGAATTGGTCAGGGTCATAACTTTCTATTGCATAGCGTTCTCCACGTTTAAAAGTAATTACCCTATATAGTATGCTCATAATAATATGAAGATTCTCTATTGGGTTTTTACAGTATGCCTCTAAATCAATATATTCTCCTGTGCTTAACTTACTAAGATTAGGCACAAAACCATATTCTATCTTGTTAAATTTAAATACCTTTTTAAAATCTTCTTCTTTTGGCTCTGTGTCTATCATCTTTTTAATTATCCCCATTATCTCTAATAAGTCGCTATAAGCCATTTTCTTAACTACAAAGGGTGTGGTGTTACATAATAGAGCCAAGCTCTTTATAACTTTGTTTTTCTCACTTCCCTTACTCTCTTGTATTTTTACATACTTTTGATAAGTGTCTATTGTTATGTCAGACCAATTATCAGGTATTGTTAATTTAACCTCTTTCATTACTAATAAATATAAAATGTTATTATTTGTTTTTACGATATATAATACTTGCCAGAATAAGACACCATTAACTTATTTAATGCAACATATCTAACTGCATCTACAGCATGGTTAAAAGCATCTATTGGCTTGTTAGTGATTTCGCTATTCTTGTTCTTTATCCACTTATAATTCCTAAATTCTTTAATTGCATTAACACTACGTTTAGTTATATTTAGCTTGTGTCTTTTTAGAACGTCTATTCCAATACGAATACTGTCTGCTCCTTTCTTAGTAGGTTTTATATTAATGCCACCCATCCTGTATATTTCTTCTATTGATTTTGGCTCTGCACTATCTGCATATATTTCAATACTTCTATCTATTCCTAATTGTTTAATCTTATGCGCTATGTCTTGATTAGTTAATCCTTTCTCATAAATTAGTTCATCAATATATAAATCTAAATCGTGCTTATATACTTTTACTAATGATGTGGGGTCTGCTGAGAATCCGAAGTCTAATCCTAATGCTATTTCTGATGCGTTTTCTGGAATACTATCAATTATGTTAAATACAGGGAAAATGGTTTCTGTAGCAACCCCGCGCTGCCCTTCGCCAAAGACCCTGTATAAATTTTCATCTACTTCTTTTAGTCTTTCTATTTCTGATATTGTTGATTGTTCTAAAAATGGATTGTCTTTATACGTTGATATATGAAAGTCAACATCATCTCTATCTGCATCTATAATTTGTGTGTATAACCAATGATACTGTTCTGATGGGTTAAAGTCAATTATTATTTTATAAGTTGTTCTTAATGCTAATTGTGTATATTCTTCAAACCCAAACTCGTTACATTCATTAAGGAATAGAACATCTCTTTTACGACCTCTCACACGTTGTGGCTGATCTACTGATATAAACTCTACATTATTACCGTATAGATGATATAATGAGCTTGACTTATTATGTAGCCTTTCATCATACAAGTTTTCTTTCTTTAGTATTTCAAAGAAATCACGCATTGCTGTTCCCCTTAATGCAGGAAATGTTTTCCTAGCTATGGTGATATACAAACCTTTGCCTTTATTTTTATAGGCAAATTCAATTAGTCCTAATAAAATAGAATATGTCTTGCCACTTCTTGTTCCTCCTTGTAAAACACAAATTCTCTTAGTAGATTGTTTTAAGTCATAATATGGTTTAGCTTGTTTCATCATCATCATTAATCCAAGACGGCGGGGATGCACTTACATTAACATTCTGGTCTGGCAATCCCTCTATCCTATCTAGGATTTCTTTAATTGCTTTTAACTTTTCATTATTATTACTGTCCTTATGGAACGCTATTTGTATTAACATCTTAGCTATAGGACTTCCAAAGTCACCCTCTCCACCCATATTAGTATCTTGTGTTGATAGTAATTCTTTTAATACTGTAGCTACATTTCTACGTCCTTTTGGTCTACCATTCTTCTTTGGTTGATTAGTAGAACTGAACTGTGTTGCTTTATTTGGAAATTTATTCATTGATTCCGTTTTTAAACCGTTATACCTTTTTTGCCTTTTGTCCTGTAAACTGTTCCCATCTTTCTATAATTACATCACAATACTTTGTGTCTAATTCCATGCCATAACAAGTCCTGTTTGTTTTTTCACAAGCTATTAATGTTGAACCACTACCAAGAAAGGGCTCTATTACTTTTTCTTTACTACTTGATTTTATTATTCGTTCCATCATTTCAACAGGTTTTGGTGTAGCGTGGTTATGTCTTTTTTTTCCTTTTACTCTTTCGTAATTCCAAACGTCTGTCATATTATCGTGTGTATTGTTAAAGTATGTCCTTGTATCGTAAAACGCTTTTTTTAATTCTTCATATTCTTTTTTTAATTCTTCGTAATCTTTTTTAAAAGCATCTATATTATTTTCTTTGCAATAGTTTTGAATTTTTAAATAACTTTTTTTTGTAGGAAATTCAAATTGACTTTTTGCCCAATAGTGACTAACTCGTGTGCTATCAATAGTAATTAACTCTTTTACTGTTAATTTACTTTTTTCTCTTTCTGTGTCTATATATTTTCTTATATCTTCAAAAATGTAATTAAATTCTTTATCATTTCTTTTGTATTTCATATCTTGTTCGCCTATCATAAAAAACAAACACCTTTCTGTATAGTTTACATAACTTCGCATCATTTCTATTTTTGTGGGTTTACAAGTTAACACGTTATATTTATTCCACACTATCTCATTTCTAAAAGTTAAGCGTTCTGTGTCTTTTAAAAGTGAATACCACAAACGCCACAAGTCCTCAGCATTTCCCCAAATATAACAAGAGCCATTATCCTCTAAATAAGGTCTAAATGTTTTAAACCATTCTAACTGAAAAGTGTCTAATTTCTCTTTATATAGGTTGTCATTTAATACACCATCTTTTTCTTTACCCATTCCATAAGGGGGATCTGCGTGTAATAATTCTGCTTTATCTCCATTCATTAGTTTAGCAACATCACTTTCTTTTGTGCTATCACCACACATTAATCTGTGATTACCTAATTGCCAAACATCACCAAGTTTAACTCTGCTTTGTTTTACTTCAGGTATATGGTCATCTTCTGTATTTCCTTCTGTAATTTTATCAATGTTAATATCAAGGTCAATATGCTTAAATCCCCAATCCGTAAGTTCTTCTATATCAAACTCGTTAGCTAATATATCCATATCAAAGTCCCCTGTGTTTTTATTCAATCTAATGTTTAATTCTCTTTCTTCTTCTTTTGATAGGTCTAGCATTACACAATCAACCTCTACATATTTAAGGTCTTTACATATCTTTAATCTTTGATGTCCACCTATTACAGTATTATCTTTGTTTACTATTATAGGATCAACTAAACCAAACTTTTTAATTGATTCTTTTAAGTCCTTATATTGTTTACTGCTAATCTGTCTAGGATTGTATGATGCAGGGTTTAGGTCTTTAACTAATTTACTTTCTATTTTCATATCGCTTCATTGTTTTATTATATTCTATCATAGCATATATTTGATGGCACACATTTTCTAAATGTTTTATTTTGCAGAACATATTAAACATTCTATCTGCTTCTGCTTTATTATGGCAATCTCTACACAGTCCAATTAGATTCTCTATGTAATCTTTATTCTTTGAGCCACCCATTCCTCTACTTTCTAAATGATGTATATCAACAGCTCTATCTTGTTGGCACATTTCACACATTACGAAGTCCTGTTCTCCATAATCAAAAAAGTCCATATATACCTTAGTATGCTTCTTCAACTTTTTCTTTTTTATTAATTATATGTAAATCATCTTTTAATGATGATATTATAAAATTACCGTTACAATAATGGCACTTACCTTTTTCAATAGGACACACCCTAACACATCTAAGGCAAAATCTAAATATATATTCATTCATCTTCCTTGACCTCTATATTTTTTACTTGGTTTATTATTCTTACTGTGTATGCCTTTACGCTTTTTACGTTTTTTTATTCTATGTGTATATCCTACTCGTTTCATACTTTACAGCTATTCTTATATACTTTTTCTAATTTATCTAGTGTTTGTTTAACACAAGGTGTACAGCTTGATCTTTTCTTATTAGCATTAAACACTTTGTTATATAGCTTAATCATTATATCCTGGTCTTGTCCATTTATTCTGCCACCTTGTATTCTAGGCAATACTGATTCATATATAGATAATTCATCTTCTGTAAATGGTCTAGCATAAGGGAACATTTGATTTAGTTTCTTCTTACGTTCTTCACAGCCACAATCATCTCCTAGTATCTTCTTAGCTACTTTGTCTATTCCTGTAGCTTTTAATGCTTTTTCTATTGAATCTCCGAGTCCTTTACTTGAATTTTTCTTCATTTTCGTTTCTAATTTTAAGTGCTAATTGAAATATCTCTTTTATTAAAAATTTAATCTCATCTACATCTTCACATATTAATTCATCAAATTCTTCTTCTTCAGATGCGTATTGTTTTATCATTTTTAAATGATATTCTATGTCTAATGAATAATCTAATATAGTAGATATTTCTTTGTCTTTATTTAATAATTCTCTTTTACTTTTTGTCATTTTTTAGTTTTTTTAATATGTCATCTTTAACTTTTTTATTATCTATCATATCTAGTAACTTGTGTATAGAATAACTTGCTGCTTCATTGATTTTTAAATCAAATCCTTCTTTAGTTCCTAATACATAAGTTTTTCCTTTTTCATCAGAAAATGATACAATATCATACTTTTTAATTAAGTCGGTATTTGCGTTTTTTATAGCTCTTATTATTCTACTCTTTTTCATTTTCTATATGTTTAGTCATTTCATTAAATAGTTCTTGCATTTCAACAGGCAATTCTTTGATAGACTTCTTTACTTGTTCTACATCGCCATTTTTATTATATGTTTCTTGTATTTCTATTAACTGTTTTATTGCTTTATTTTTCATTGATTAAATACTTTTTTACGTTAGTTATTGCTTTATGTAAAGTGTTTCTATTGATCTTAGTTTCTTTCTGCATCTGATTTAAACTAAAACCTTCTCTATAATATATTTTAAATACTTCTGCATCAAACCAATATAGGTCTTTTAGCTTTTCTTCTATCCACTCTAGCCGTTCTTCTACTAGCTCTTTATCTTTTATAGTGTATTGTGTATTGTCAGCAGACAAACATTCTATTGTTGTAGTAGTATGATATTCGTAGTATTTTTTATACTTATAATAGTATCTGCTTGTCTTAGAATGGTATTGGTTAATCATAACTCTAACCACATAGAACGTCATTTGATTCTTGGTTATTATTTCGCTAATACGTTCTTGATCGCATTTATAAAGTTCTTCTATTACAAAACTAAACAAGTCGTCATTACCTTTACCACTAGTGATATTGTAAGCTATATCTTTTAGCTTATGGTAATTCTCAATAAGATACTTGTCTAACATACTTTGATGACTGAGGGTATATTCATCTGCTTCATTAAGTTATATTCTGTAACATTTAATTTAGATATTTCTATCTCTGCTATATTTGCAAATCTTTGCTGTAGTTTCTTATAAATATATTTTAATATATTTTTATCTTTTTTCAAATCTCTTAAAATAAAACTATGTTCAGCACCACTATCGAATAAAATTATAAACACCCAGTTGTTAGTATCTGTGTAATCCCAATGCAATCTTTCGTGCCTTGTATTAAAAAATGTAGGTTTAACTTTCATTTAAATAAGTATTAATCACTTCTAATACTTCATCTATCCCTGTGCATATCTCTGCTTTATATCCTCTCTTTATAAGTTCCTTTTGCCACCTTAGCTGTGGTTTACTTGCTTTATTGTATCCTGTCTTTAATTCTATTGCTAATCCGTGATAACTTCCTCTTGGCTCATATATAAATAAATCTGGGAATCCTTTTTTATATCCACTCTTTTTAGCTTTTATTCTTTGTGACAGATGGACTTGATATTGTCCACCCATAGAACCACAATATAACACGTTCTGTAAATCTAAGTATTTACATACTGCTTTTTGTAATTGATATTCTTTCATTTATCATATTTTAAATACATTGAATCTAATTCTGCACCAATTTGCATTATTTCTAATTCTAATGATTCTATCAATAAAGATTGGGAATTATCTTCAACATTTTTAATAACCTCATTAAACTCATTAATTGTATTGTTGGTTTGCATCAATAACAATACTGTCATTAACCAACATAACATAAGTGATATATATTTTTTCATCTTTTTTTATTCCAAACTATTCCTGCTGTAGGTGTATATTTAGATGTCCACCCTAAGCTCTTTAAGTGTGATTCGTATTCTTTTTGTTTTTCTGTATCTAGCTTTTTGTATATATAAGCATCGTAGAAATCAGGAAACTTACTCTTAGCCGTTTTATTAAATGATGAATTAGCCCATCTTGATAAACGTCTGGATAGATGCCAAGTTCTTTCTAATTCAAACCTCATCTTAGTTCCTGACTTATTTGGCTCTGTCCAATAATCTATAAATGCTTTTTTATCTTCATTACTAACATCCTCTATTGATTGTACGGAATTTTTAAATTCCGCCAATCTATATTCTATTGTTTTATTTACTTTACTTTTACTATTACTTATACTCTTATTTACTTTACTAGCATTGCGGTCGCTATGCGGTTGCATTGCAGTCGCATTATTCCAACGCTTAGATGCGTTCTCTTTAGCTTTATTTGACTTACTGTTTATTTCTTGTATATGGTCGTTTAATCTTCTGGAATAAAAGCAACCATCTTCTAATACAAATAAATCAAAATCTTCTATAACTTGTTTTAATATATGCTCATCACATTGTAATCCATAAGCTAACGGCTCGTAGTCATTTACACATAGTTTATTCTCCTCTATAAATAAAAGCTCTAATACTGCCCAGAATATGCCGTATCCTTCATATCCTAGTTTAGAACGCATCTTAATTATTCTGTAATCGTTTCTAGCTATTGAGTCGTGATTGAAATAAGTTTTTTTCATAAGTTAAGTTTTAAAATGATAGGACTTGTGTAAAAGGAATATAAACATATAAAACAAGCACGAAAAACACAAGCCCTATCGGAATTAATTAAAATGGGGGATTATCTACTAAATTAGCAATTTCTTGCTCAACTATAATGTCCTTTACATTTAAAGTATTAAAAAATTTATTCTTCCACTCATTTGATTTGATATAAAATTCTATTGTAACAAATCTATCTACCTTAACTTTATCTATATGCAAATTTATTTTTGTTTCTCCAAAAATTTCAAACTGATGTTTGTGGTTAAAACCACTATCTGTTTCTTCTATAGTAATAAGCATTTTTTCTGCATTATCGCCATTTTTTAATTTTAACTGTTCTATTTCTTTCTTTAAAATTTTACCTCTTATTTTATACATATCTATTTATTTTATTGATTATTATTACGTTTAAAGTCATCTGCTTCCATCTCTCCAAATACATTATTTTCATAGAATCCTGCTAACTTTAAACACGCTCTACTCATAGCTCTCTTTTCTGCCATAGCTATAGGATACGAATTTTGATTATTCATAGGTGCTGCTTCGCCAAAAGTTTCAATAACTTTATCGCCCATTTTGGCAGTAGCTTTTATTATTACACATTTAGTATCTAAAGAATTATAAATCAAATTATATTTAATTTGTATATCATTAGATGCCTGTATCTTATCTATACCACTCCTTGTGATTATAGTATAAAATTTGTGTTTAAAATAATCTTCATCAGTTAAATTATTTTCTATAAATAATCTATTTAGTATTTCTTGTTTTGTTTCCTTCATACTATTCATCATTTAAATTTAATATATCACTTAATCTATCGTATTCATCTAATCTAAATGAACCGACATTTTTAAGCTTTGACAACATTGTTGGGTAACTCATACCCATAGCTTCAGCGAGTTCTAACTTATTTACCTTGTGGTTAAACATAGCAAACTCTATAGCTTCTTTACGTTTTTTATTCATAATTATACATTTAAAATTATAGCACAATAATAACAAATCTTTTTAATATCAAATTAAATTTATTACAATAGTTATTAACATTCGTATTGTTAATAAATAAAAAGAATAGTTAATTTAATATAAAGATTATTTTACATATATTTGTTGTATTAATTTAAAAAACATATAAAAATGAATAAAGATATTATACAGTTAGCTTTACAATCTCTAAAGGTTTCTTTAATGAAACAAAGGATAGATAATAGAAATAAAGGCTATGATGATTTAACTTCTAAATTATTAGAAGAAGTTATAGAACATCAAAAAGAATTAGATGAAATAGAAACACCAGACGTAATTAAACTATATAGCAATGAATAGAACTATTAATTTTAAGTATATAAATACTGAAACCGAAAAAGGTTTAAAAGAAGCTGTAGAATTTGAAGCCAACAATCCAGGATGGAAAAGGATTACAGACAGCTTGGCATTAACTTGGATATATGAACAAACTATAAATGAATAATACTATGAATAATTTTAATTTTAAATGGGGTACGCATAAACAGATTCTTTATGATTACCTAAATGCAGGAAACACAATTACAACTAGAGATGCTATGATAGATCTTGGAATAGGGGACTTACAAGGCGTTATAAGGGACTTAAAAGAAGCAGGGGTGTATATAGAAACCACAGACAAGAAAGTCCCTACAAGGTACTCTAAAAAAGACGGTAGCACTAAGTATGCTCATATAAAAGAATATGCTCTTAGTAAATTAGGATGTAATGTTGATACATATAATTTAAAGACAGATGAAGAACAAAAGGATTGGCAAGAGTTTTTAAAGACACCAATGCCACAGGAAGGGATAGAAGATATGAAAAATAGGCATCAAGAAACCCATAGTGGAACGTGGGAAGGTAGTGGTATTAACGCAGAATCCGTGTCCACTTTAAGAGAAAAGATAGAAAGAACTAGATAATAAAAAGGGACATAGAGAACTAAATGAGGGAAGGTGACGACCATATATTAAAACCCCTCCTATGTCCCCCTCTATTATTTTAATTTCTTTATCAACTCTTTGAACTGTTCTCTTATACCTTTAATATCATAAACTTTTTTTTGTTTATCATTGTAAGTATAATAAGCACCGAGTTCAATTTTTTCTTGGTAAATATGTTTTGCCATATATACAATTTAATTTACAAATATAGTTAATTAACTTTACCATTCCAACGTCCACCCTTTTCTAACACCATAGGTAAAAGCTTTGGTTGTCCATTTATTATGATTCCACAACCTAGAATCACTCTAGCACTATTAACCTTATTGTACGAAAATGCTAAACTATGGTCGTCTATAAGACAACCACACATCATCGACCAATGTAAGGACATAGGGTTGCTAGTATAAGATATATTAAATTCTGTGTGATAATGACCTTGAATTACAGACATTCCCATTTCTTTTGCTAAAGTTAAGCCATTCTTTTTCATTCCGTGTGTCATAAATACCCACTGTCCATTATTCATTTGAAACTTATAATCAGGATACCACTTCCAACCTTTTCCAACACCAATAACTTCGTTATAATCTCTTAGCATATAATTAGGTATTCCGTGTTTTTTTCCACGTCTATACAGCATACTTCCGTGATTAGAATGAACTAATGTCATTTCAGGAAACAGCTTTTCTAATTCTTCAAAAACTTTACGTGCTTTGATTGTTTCATTATGTTGTGTTGGCAATGATGTTTCAGAATCGTGCATAGAAATTCCGTGAAAATCTGCTTCATCGCCAATGTTCCAAATATGATGATTTGGATTTTTATCTTCTATATTATAATGTTCTTTAACAGCTCTAAGAAAAGTTATACTGTCTTCGTGGTGATATGGAATATGTAAATCCGAAATAATTAAAATTATTTCATCAGAGCCATTTCTTTGCTCTTTTATCAAGTCATGCTCTGACTTTGTTAATCTAAGCCGATATTCTTTTAATTCTTTTATAGTATTATTTTTTAACCTTCTCTATACTCCGTCCACCGAAGTATGCCCCTATCACCGTTATTAATGTTAATTGAAGTAGATCAATCCAAGTATCTTTAACTTCAAAATCTATAATTCCTCCTTCAATAAAAATTAGCAGTACAGTAGATACTACTAAAAAAGCTAGTGTTAAAGGTCTGATGTTAGCAGGTAGCCATCCTGCTTTACTATCTGCTTCCCATCTTCTAGTTATTTGTTCTTCTGCATTTGCTCTAGCTTCAAGGAAGATTTGTTCAAATTTAATTTTTAATTCTTTACGTTCTTCGTCAGTTGTTACAACATTATCAACAAGTTTATTAACATCCAAAGACATATTGCCAAACAGTTTACTTAAAAATTTCATATAGAATTGTGTTTAATTAAAGGTCTGTATTTTGTTTTGTTATTATCATCTTTATAAGCCACTAAAGTTTGTCGTCTATTGTCGCTTACTTTCCAACTTAAATGAATCCAAGCAGGACTTGTAGGATCGCTTGTTGCTGTGCTATCCCCAAATTCCAATATACACTGGTCGTAGTCTAGGTCTAAATCTATTAGTGTTTGATATATTAAAAGGTTGTCCATGCGTCCTCTTTTGACATATTGTAAATCTACTGCTTCATATCTACAATGTTGTGAATTAGCGCCTGTTTGGGGTGAAATTGCTTCTGAAAGCTCAGGTGACCTGTAGCCGCTAGTTATTCTCAAAGGTCCAATTCGGTCACGAATTTTCTGGAGAAAAGCGGCTAATAAGGTCAGTTTCATTATTCCCTCTTTAGAGGGGGTATTATCTATTCCTAATCTTAATGCTGTGTTAGATTTTATT